CCAAAGAAATTACTTGACGGATTAGATGCTAAAAAGAGAAAGCGTCTTAAAAAGGTTCTACAATCGGCACAGCCGACAGAATTTTTCGGAAAGGACTTTACTCAAATGGGTGAGTTAATTGATGTTCTTAAGGATTTAGACTTAGTTAAGTCCGATAATAAACTCAAGAAGAAGATGAAGTCAATGGATGACAGGAACATTGACATAGTGGCTACCGCTACTGAACTTCGTAAGGACTACGAGTTGCTGTATCGGCAATTAAGAGATTTAGTTTATCCAAAGAAAAAAGGTGATGAAGAGTGACAGAACAAAATGTAGAATTATTAGCCATTCTTAAGGCTTTAACAGAAAAGATTGAAAGTTTAGAAAGAACTGTTTATCATCAAGATAACCTATTGATGAAGTCCGGTTTAGTAGTATCTCAAAGTCCAAGTCCAAATATGAATAACGGTAATTCATCCGATTCTCCAATGGGAGATGTTGGAAGTATGGATTGGTCTGATATTCATAAAATGGTAGAAAAGGTAGGTGGACAATAATGAATTGGAAAGATGTATTAAAGAACTATAAACCTTTAGCGCATAATAAAGAAGCAAAGAAAGTAATGGGGCATGGTCTTCCTTATGGACAACGCCCAATAAATTCTGAAACTGGCGCACAGCAATTTCGTTCTCAAAAACAAAGAGAGGGTAATTATATGTCTTCTCAAGGAAAACCACAAACACCTCAACCCACAACAAATCCCGATGGAACACCTATGACCCAAGAACAAAAGAATCAAAGACTTAAAGGTAGGATAAAACAAATGCGAGATGCAAGAGCAAAAGGACAAACACCCCCACAAGAATATTAAAGGAAGTGAAGACAATGCCGGAAAAAGTAACAAGAGAAGAAAAAATAGTCGAATTAGCGATTCTTAAAGCAAGAGAATCTTTAGAACAATTACGAGATGGATTAACAAAAGATGAAATGCCAACAATGGAAAAAGTTAAACGACCAAAGGCTAAAGCATATAAGCATAATATTGAGCAAGACCCTGAAAATGCTAATGCCGGTGGGGAAGAGTTCAAAAGTGGTAGAATTAAGAAAGCCTTTGATAAGGCAAAAATGATTAAGTCTGTTCGTTCAGCAAGAGCGTTTGTTATTGAAGGGGATAGACAAATTGAAAAGCAACTTGCTAAGGGTGTTTTAGATGAAGCGGAAACAAAAGCACTAAAACAACTTAAGACTCAAGTAGAGGCTGTTTATCAAGTATTAACTAAACAAATGACTATGCTTAGTAAAAGCAAAGGTGGATTCGGAGATTTCAAGAAAGACGATAGAGATGTCGAATTTACAGAAGAAGAACAAAGAATGGCAGATGAAACTTTTGCCGCATTAGAAGCCGCTATGAAGAAAATTACTTCTGAGTATTTAACTGCGCCTTTAGACAAACAAGGTAAAATGGAAAGCGATATGAAAGAAATAACGGATGATTTGAATAAATTAACTGGGTATTTCGGTAGAAGTTCATAGGTGAAATAAATGGCTTATCTTCTTGAAAAAGATAAGTCCACATCGGATGAAATTGTTCGCTTATTTGAGAAAGTAAGAGTGGCTTATCTATCGGCTCGCACTGACCCCAAAGAATACGGGGCAAAGTGGCGTAGTGCAATAGATGGCATTACAGAAGCCTATGAAAACAGTAATGAACTTTCAAATGAGTTAAAGAACTTTATTGAGATTTCAGATTTAGAAGCAGATGATGTCAAAGACCCTCAATCTCAAAACGCTGAAAAGATATTTGAAGGAATAAAGAAACTTCGTTATTCTTCCGAATCAGTAGATGACCCTTTCGCTAAAAGATTTAAAGGTGAAGTGTTGGAAGCATTGTTATCTTCAACGGGTAACATGGTTAAATTCGTTCACTATGCCATTAGAGAAGATAGTAAAGCACTATCTCCCGACATTTACGCTGTTAAAGACATCGAACCCGACGATATTACAGAGGGTCTTCAAGGACTTGACATAGAAGTGGATGATATTGACCTCTATATTATCGAGCATTACGGGGATGGAAAAGACTCAAACAAAGTCAAATCTAAAGTAAAGGCAGCGATGAACATATTAGAGTTAATCTTTTTGTCTAAGAATGATAAAGATGATTGGAGTGAATTAGAAGATATTGAAGGACTACCAATTAAGAAGGCGGAAGAAAAGAAATCCACTGAAGAGAAAGCCGAATCTGATTTTATTGTTCCTAATAAACCCATGTATAGAATATTCGATATAGAAGACATGAATGAACTTAAAGGCTTTAGTGGTGAATATTATGTTCAAGAGAAGTATGACGGCCTTCGCATTCAAATGCACAAAATAGATAAGAAAGTCAAAGTGTATTCATTTGATGGTAAAGACATTACTTCTAAGTGTAAAGAACAAGTAAAGGAATTACAGAAGAAACACTTTGGAGATTGTATCTTAGATGGGTCTTTGCTTTTGTTTAAGGGAGATGAAGCCCTTAATAGAGCAGAAACAATCTCTCATGTATTTAATGACAAAAATCCGGATGGTAGATTAAGAATACATATGTTTGATTTACTAAGGCATAATGAAAAATCTTTATTAGAAGATACATTAACTCAAAGAATGCAGTTAATGTTTAATAATTATTCTATTCATTCAAGTGAAGACTTAACTTTCCCTTCTAAGAAAGATACTCGTTTAGCGGATTCTACTAAAGATATAGAAGAATACTCTAAAGCAATTATGGATATGCCAACAGCAGAAGGCGTGGTAATTAAAGATTCTACTTCGACTTATTATGTTGGAACAAAGAAAAATCCTAAATGGATTAAGTGGAAGAGTTTTGTTGATTTGGATTTACTTGTTCTTGATAAAAAGTCTTCTAAGGGTAACTATTCTTATACTCTCGGTGCAGGGCCGACAGAAGGAGAAGGAAAACATTATCAAGAAATAGAAGGTAAAACCTATATGGTTGTTGGTAAAGCCCTTAACACTAAAATCAGTGCTGACTTAGGAAGTATTGTAAGGGTCAAAATAGACCAAGTAAAGAAAGAAGGAGAGAGATATATTGTTCACTCCGCTAAGGTCATAGAGGTTCCCGAAGCCATACACCCCGACAAGTTAATCACTCTTGAGATGCTATCCAACGATGAAAAGAAATCATTGAATTATAATGTAGAAGCATTAAAGAAAGGTTTGAAAATTACAGACCATATACACGGAGAAGCGTCTATTATAATCAAAGGAGACATGGAGGGCTTTACTGTTTATGGTTTTGAAGAAGACAATTTAATGTCTAAGAATGCTTTAGTTGATTTAGATATGTGGAAACAACAAGCGGAAGAGATTATGAAAACTAAACAATCTCGATTAACAGTAGCAGCATTTCAGTTTATGAAAACTACTGGGCCTAAAACGATTAAGGAACTCCATAATCATTTAGTTAAGGAACATAAAGATATTTATGAAGATATTCTTGAAAGTAAATTAGATAAACTTAAAGACTGGATGAAACAAAGAGATGGTATTTCATATGATGAAAAGACCAATAAACTTTATTCCGAAGACGATAAGATAATGCAAGAAGAAAATATTCTTAAATCATATAAGACTCCAAAAGAATATCAAACAGGACAATTTAAATTATACCTTAGAGATGATGATAATTTAAATTTAGTTATTAAACTTAAAGATGAGACTTTAAATTGGCTTATTGATTTAGAAAAAGATGATGATATATTTGAGTTGTTTGGTAAAGCCGGTAAATTTCCCGCTATGGTAGCAAACAATATATCTAAGAGAAAAATACTTGATGAAGGTAAGATTAGATTAGGAATACAAAAACATGGTTATCATGAGTATTTCCTTGAAGGTAATAAGTTTGAAACTAAATTTAACATTAGAAGACTTAAAGTAGATAATAAGGATATGTGGTTAGCATGGTCTGGATATAAACAAACTCCTGCTGATGACGATACAGATGCGGGATTATGGGATATTTATGAGGACAGGTATAAAGAATTGCCCCTCCCCACCAAATAGAACGGTGTCTATTATATAGTCAAAGAGAATAGGAAGGTTTGAGCAAGATGAGCATAAGCGTCATGGCTACAAGGAATGATGGATTCAATATTCTAAAGAGCAACGACGACTTAATGATTGGTGGATATGCAAGCATTGAAATTGTAGATAAACAAAATGATTTGATTACATTAAAAGCATTGAAAGAATCAGTTAAGAAGTTCATGGAAGATTCAAAATTTAGAAATGTAATGACAAACCATTCAAATGTTCAAGTCGGTGAAGTCGTAGATTCATATAGAGATAAAACAGGAAAATTATGGAAATCCGAAGTAGATGATGTGGGATTCTTTGTAGTAATTAAACTAAGAGATGACATTGAAAAAGCAAAGGAAGTAGGAAGAAACATTCGCAAAGGGTCATTAAGGTCATTTAGTATTGGTGGACAGGCATTACAAAAAGTAAAGAAAAGCCACAATGAATTAGGGGAATATAACGAAATAAGTAAGTTAGAACTCCATGAAGTAACAATATGTGAAAAAGGCATAAATCCCGAAGCGAAATTCGATATTTTAAAACAAGATATAGGAAGTGAAAAAATGAGTGAAAAACTAGAAAAAGCACTGAGCGAGTTAGATACCTTATTGGAAGAAGTTAATACTCTTCGCAAGGAATCCGAGGATGAAGAACAAATGAACATGCCTAAAGAAGCAGGTGATTATGAAATGGCTGATGAAGAAGAAGACATGGAAATGGCTGATGAAGAAATGGCTGATGAAGAAGAAATGGGCGAATATCAAGATGAAGAAGCAAAAGCATACTTAAGAACTCTTGATGGCGCAGGAAACCAAATTGGCGAACCTGCTGATAGAATCGTAATTAACAATGGTAAGCCGACTTCTTCGGATATGCCTGTTGTTAAAGCATTCAACAACAATGAATTTGATTCTCTTGATTTGAGCAATTCAAACATTGAAAAGGCTTACGCCGCTTTCCGTGAAGAACAACTCGAAGCACTTGCTTACGATAATCTCCGAAAGTCTTTTGAAACACGATTTAACTCCGAAAGAGCAAACCGTGAAAACATTCTAGCAAAGTCTCAATATGACGCTGCAAGTGAAATTACTTCTCTAAAGGAAGAATTTACTCAATTGCGAAAGTCTTTGACGGCTGAGAAG